GGTGTTCTACTTAGGAACATGTCCACCACACAGGTAGAAGCTGCGTATGATGAGTGGATCAAGAACGGTATACCTAGAGCTAACAAGCTTGCGGCTATACTATCCATCGTACTTAACAAAGCCATAGGTCTAGGCATACGTATCGTCAATCCAGTACCGCACATGGATCGTGTACCTAACCCACCCCGCAAGGTTACGTGGGAGCCTGAACAAGTCAAGGCTTTCCTTCTTACTGCTTACAGTGAGTGGACAGGATACTCTATTGGTTTGATCGTACACATGGCTTACGAGTGGGGCCAGCGTGTAGGTGACATGCGTTTACTTACATGGGATGCTTTGGATCTAGAGAACAGCCGCATGGACTTAACGCAAAGCAAGAGAGGGGCAGACGTACATTTACCTATCAGTGATGGACTTAGGAGTATTCTTATAGAGCAGAAAGAAAGGTTTGGCTTTCAGAAATACGTGGCCCCCCGGACAAAGAAGATTAACAATGTGCATAGCCCTTACGCTAAGGCTAATCTACACATGTATGTTAATCAGATCAAAGAACAGGCAGGTCTACCCAAAGAGTTGACAGCTATGGACATGCGCCGCACTGCTATCACTGAGATGGTTGAGGCAGGGGTTGACATTACGCAGATCAAACAGGTGAGTGGACACGCTAACATCCAGAGCCTTACGCCTTACATCAAGCACACCTTTACTGGTGCATCAGAGGCACTAGCCCAGCGCAGTGCATTCAAGGAGAAAGAATGACTATCTGGCAGCAACACAGGCAGTACGCAGAAGAGATGGCAATGAACGGGCCGCATCGTGGTGACTGTCCGTTTTGCAACAGTAAGAATACCTTTACTGCATCAATGGAGATGGGCGTCTTGAAGTACAACTGCTTCAAGTTAGCCTGTGATGTTGGCGGTAGGTTTGACACAGACATGACACGAGCAGAGTTGGAGAGTTACTTCGTGAAACCTTTACTAGAATCATCCAGTGATAACAAAGAGTTACAGCCCTTTGTTTATCCAGAACATATCACTACAGAGGGCAACGCTACCATGCGTAGGTTCAAGCAGCGGTGGCCTGTCTTAGCTGGTGAGTCATTAATGTTTGACGTTAAAGATAAACGTGCTGTGTTTCCTATCACACACAAGGGAACTACTGTCGATGCTATAGGACGTGCTCTTGATGGTGCTATACCAAAGTGGTACAGGTATGGTGGTACTGCAGACTACTATGTACGCTCTATGTCTGACCGTAACAGTGTATACGTTGTGGTAGAGGATGTCATCAGTGCTATCACTGTGGCTAAGAAGCTACCCAATTCGGTTGGGTTTGCTATACTTGGTACTAGCTTGACAGATAAACACTTAGAGTATATACAAGACAACGCAACAAAAGTTATCGTTGCGCTTGACCCTGATGCTTTACAGAAGACGTTGAGATATAAGAAAGAGATAGAAATGTGGACAGGTCTACCTAGCTATGCTTTGTACTTACAAGATGACTTGAAGTACGAGAGGCCTGAGGACTTAGATGAACTGAGGAAGCTGGCTTATGAAGAATAAGACAAACCCTATGGCTAAAGACTTGAGACACCCTAAGTACAAACCCCAGGTGATACCTGACAAGAAGAAACCAAAGCCTATACGTAAAGAGAAACACAAAGGAGATACTAATGTTGGATACAATGACAGAGACTAAGGTGTGCATTGAGTGTGGTACTGAACTTATTCTAGGTGGTAACTGGACAGAAGCACGAAAGGATCAAGGTAAATACTTATGTAAGAAGTGCTGGCATTCTCGTGACATGTATGTCGATGGTAAGTATATCTCAAAGAGTCATCCCTTATTTAAGGCAGGTAAGTACAAGTCGTTTGGTGACGCAGCGTTTGCATCACTACAGAAAGACGTACAGATCAAGCAGGGATACGTGTACGCTATCCGCAATGCTGCATGGCCTGAGTGGATTAAGATAGGTAAAGCTATTGATGCAGAGGATAGGCTTAATGGATATCAAACAAGCTCACCTATGCGTGACTACGAGTTGATTCATGCAGTTTACTTTGATGATCGTAATAAGGCTGAGCGTGACGCACACAAGGTAGCTGAGCGTAAGGGTGATCGACAGGGTGAGTGGTTTAAGATAACAGAAGAGCAAGCACTTGAAGTATTACGGGAGTTGACACTTGATTGAAGCAACATACATAGATCACATGGGTACTGACTTGACAGTAGCTAACGCTGCTCGTGTATCCTTTGGTAAGCAGAGTGAAATGGATACGAGTGACGTATGGGGTCCACCTAAGTTAAAAGACAAGGACGCAAAGCTTATACGTTACTTAGCTAAACACAAACACATCAGCCCATTCGGGCATTGCTTTGCCAGTTTCCATATCAAGGCACCAGTCTTTGTAGCTAGACAACTAGTCAAGCATAAGTTTCTACGTTGGAACGAAGTATCAAGACGATACGTAGATCACGAGCCTGAGTTTTATCAGCCTACAGAGTGGCGTGGACGAAGTGTGGATGCCAAACAAGGTAGTGCGGGTGTAGTTGACGTAGGTGATTGGGGAAATGTAAACTGGGCATGTCTTAAGGCTTACAAAGATTTGCTTAATCAAGGTGTATGTCCAGAGCAAGCCCGTATGGTACTGCCACAGTCTATGATGACTGAGTGGTATTGGTCAGGTAGCCTTGACGCATTCGCTGATATGTGTAACCTACGTTGCAAGCCTGACACACAGTACGAGACACAGGTTGTAGCTAAACAGATTGACCACAAGATGATTGAACTATTCCCTGTATCGTGGGATGCACTAACGGAGTATAATGATGGCTAAACTATATGACTTAGAGCCAATGATAATGGATTGTTGGCATGTCTGTGATGACCTTCAGGTTGTATTTAAACAGATAGGTGATGGTGAACGTGAGCCTACGCATGACGAGATGATGAACGCACTGATGGGTATGCAGCAAGTATACCAATGGAAGTTTGAGCAGTTATTCTTTAAGTATGAGCAAGTGATAAAAAGGATCAAAGATAATGAGAGGTAACATTAACGGTGCAATAAAAGCATCAGCTATTGTGGCATTACTAATTGTTGCACCACCAGTACTGATAGCTATGACGTATGATGACTATCCAAAGTACTGTAAGCTATCTATCTTACTACCATGCATAGGAGTACCACAATGAGTATGGCTGGAACAATAGAAGATATGAGATGGGAGATCAAACAATTAAAGAAAGAAAATGATTTACTATCTAAGCAGTTAAGAAAGAAAGACCAAGAGTTATCAGACCTCAAGAATAACATACGAGAGTTTGATGATGATGAACGGAAGAGATCTACAGAGAGGAACAAAGCTAATGGAATTAGCACTGATTAGAACTTTGATGGATAAAGACTTTTATGAGAATCATAGAGGTATCCGTACACCTGATAAATTATTTACCAAAGAAGTTCGTAAGATCAAGAATACTTTAGACTACGCTATGCAGCAGTACGATAAGAACATAACCCCTGCTGAACTTGAAGCTTTGTTCTTTACACGTAACGTTCTTACTACATCCAACAAAGATATGTACAAGGATCTTTTCAAGAAGATAGGACATGAGCAGTCACTATCAAAGGACATTGCACAAGAAGTTTTAGCTAAGTTATTCCAACAGTTAGTCGGAGAAGAGATAGCTAAGCTAGGTTTCCAGTATGTCAATGGTTCAGAGAATACCCTTGAGCCTATGCGTAAGCTACTGTCTGCATATCAGGATGACTTCATGCCTAACCTCAAGGTTGATTGGGGTGACATATCTATTGATAGCTTACTTGAAGCTAATGACATTCAGTCTAAGTGGCGGTTCAACATACCATCCCTGCGTAACCGTGTAGAGGGCATCAGTGGTGGTCACTTGGTGATTGTAGGTGCAAGACCTAACACAGGTAAGACCAGCTTCCATGCCTCTCTTATCGCCTCTGATGGTGGGTTCGCCAGGCAGGGTGCTAATTGTATCATCTTGTGTAACGAAGAGCACTACTCTCGTGTAGGTGCTAGGTATCTTAGCGCAGCTACGGACATGTCAATGGAAGAAGTCAAGGGTAACTACGCCTTAGCTAACACACGGTACAAACCAGTACATGATAACATCAAGATCTATGACAGCACAGGTAAGGACATGTCTTGGGTTGAGGCTATCGTCAAGGCATACAAGCCTGACATCTTGGTGCTAGACATGGGTGATAAATTTGCAACACGTAATACAGATAAGTCAGACGTGTACTTGAAAGAGGCAGCGATACATGCTAGGAACATTTCTAAGCAGTATGACTGTGCAATCATATGGATGTCACAGCTATCAGCAGTAGCGGAAGGTAAGGTGTACGTGGATCAATCAATGTTAGAAGGTAGTAAGACAGGTAAAGCTGCAGAGGCAGACCTGATGATTCTTATCTCAAAGAACCCTGAGTTAAACGAAGGTAAGATACACACAGCTACTATAAATCCTAATGATGTAAGTACAAACAATCAAACCCAGCGCCACTTGAACATAGCTAAGAACAAGCTACGTGGTGGATGGCATGGTGTTGTACACTGTGAGTTGGATGGAGCAAGGGCGAGGTACAAGGCTTAATGAAACGAGTATTAGATGTAGAGAATAGTATAACATTACGTAACGGTAAGATCTTTAATGATCCGTTTGAACCTGCCAATACTCTTACAGAGGTAGGCGTATTGTGCTTAGAGACAGGCGATAAGGATCTGCTTTGCTTTGATCACTCAGAGCGTAACGACACTACGAAAAACAAATGCAAACTACAGAGATGGTTAGATTCTACAACCCTACTCATTGGTCATAACTTACAGTATGACTTGTCGTGGCTGTGGGCTACAGGTTTCAAGTATGACGGTGATATATATGACACCATGCTGGCCGAGTATATACTACAGCGTGGGCAGAAGCAACCGCTAAGCCTAGAGCAGTGCGCTATCCGTAGGAACCTAGATCATCAGAAGGATGACACACTTAAAGAGTACTACAAGAAAGGATACAATACAAATGAAATCCCGTTGGATAAACTTAGTCACTACCTTGAGTGTGACTTGCGTACTACTGGTGAACTGTAC